ATTTTAGAAGAATTCATCGAGTGTCGCGATCTCTTTAGAATTCCATCCAACAGCCGATAGAATCGGGTCAATAACATCTAAGAATGTTTTGTTGAATTGTGTATCGTAATCAATATAACGATGTAGGCCAAACTCTTCAGGAAGGTAATCTAAGAAAGAAATTACATTTTCCTTGATGTGATTTGGCGTTCTTAAGTATATAAACTTAATCTTTTCGCCATTCTGAATTTTGTTATATTGTTTATCTAGGGAAAGATCCTTTAACATCTTATTGTATAAGATACCGCCACGTGCGTGGATAGGAGTTCCTTTGCGATAAATTGTCTGTTTGTCTTTAAATTGAGTAAGATTTGTAATGCCTCGTGGGAATGCAATCTGATCTGGAGACAAAGTTTTAAAATATGTTCGGAATGATTCGATGTTGTTTTGTACATCACGTTCGGTTCCGCCAATAATAGTTTTAAACATTTCTTTTAAAGCTTCACGGCATGGCGCAGGCGTTGAAGACTTAATAGCTTCGATGCCCATGATTTTTAGCTTAGGTTCGGCGTAACGAACGCCTTCGTTGTCTAGTACATTTAGAATATAACGTTTCTTGGCAGTCCAAATACCACGGTCAGCAATAGCTTCACGTTTCATTACCATACGATTTTCGATACCACCCATGATATTAAACAATTCGCCATATGATTTTTCTAGAACATCTTCAAGCTTTTCTTTGCAAACCGTATCAACAAATTCTAATGGATTTTTAGGATTTACAGCAGATACCAGATCGTCTAGGCATACATACACTGAGTCGGTATCAATAGCAAGGACGTAATCTTTCTTAGTCTTAAGCACTGAGTTGAGGTAAGTGTTAATGGCCTTTTCAGCCCATCGGATCGTAAGCTGTCCAGTAAGTGTAATTCCTTCTGCGATTCGCTGATCGAAGAATCTGAAATATTTGTTGCCGAGAGCACCATAAAGAGAATTAAGGAGGATCTTAATAGACATCTGTTGATTCTCTGCAATAGCGATATCCCGCTGAACCCGATATAATTCTTGTTTATCATTTTTATCAATCCTTTCAAGTTCTCGTTGGGAATTAATCATTTGCTTTTTAATGACAACACGTTCGCTGTACATTTCATCAATGATTTTAGGTAAAATACCTTGTTCGTCAGTTTTAAAATATTGACCTGATGCTGCGGCACATTCATTAACTTCAAGCTTTGGACGAATTTCGCCAGAAAGAAGGTTGTCAACATTTACATTAGCAACTTTGCCTGGAATAATAGTTTCAGGGGACATATTATTTTGCATAATGATTGATGGATACAGTGAGTTTAAATCAAAAGAAACTACCCACTCGTGCATTCCAACATGTGGATCTTTAACATAACCGCCAGGATATGGGGTTTTAAACTTCTCTTCAGCGAAGGGAATTATAACTTGATTTGCGTATAGATTCCGAAATATGATAGCATCCCATATTGCAGTAGTACCCATAACATCGCTGTAGTTTACACCACCACGATACGCCATAGTAAGTGCCAACGTAATAAGTCCCATCTTATCCTCGAATCGATCGACAAGATCTACGTCTTTGATATTATAATCAATAAACTTTTGATGATCATGTTTATAAAGCGTGTGTAAATTACCGTGCTCTTCGTAACTTAGCTTTTTCTCACCAAGGACGACCGAAGCAATATGATCAAGCTTATAAGATTCTTGCGGACCGTATGAATAACCAAACTTACGAAATAAATCTAGGTAATCCATCTGAGCAATGCCTTGGATATCATAAGCAATTTGTTTACGTTGCATAGTTGTCACATCGCGTCGATCTAACAATCCCCATGGAGATAATCTACGAACAATATCTTCACCATGGATTTTAATAATACGATTAATGAGATACGGCATATCAAAGAATCGCGAATTCCAACCGGTAATAACATCTGGACAATGTGAAGGTAAAGACCAATGCGTAATAAATTCAAGTAGTAATTCAGATTCGGTTGTACATTTCTTATAGACAACTCGATTTTCTTGCATAATTGAAGATTCTACATCATAGTCTTTTAAACCCCACACGTAAAATGTGTTATCAATATTGTTTTTCATACAGATCGCAGTAACTTCATGCGCTGCGTGTTCTGGTTCAGGAAATCCTGCGTCGGATTGAACCTCGATATCGATTGTTGTTACGTTAATTAGATTTCTATCAAATTTAATTTCACCTGGAAATTCATCATTGATAAAAGCCGGAATATGTTTGTTGTTTCCGTAGATATGTCTACCAACAACATGTTCGTTCACCTTTAACCATTCTTTTGCGTCTCGCATAGATTCGAATTTAATAGGTGATACGTTATTACCATCTAGTGATTTCCATGCAGACGGTTTAGCCGTACTTACAAAATATGTAGGTTCATATTTAATTTTTGTTTGAATTTTTTTGCCGTTTTTATAACCACGATACATTAGCGAATTGCCGTATCGAGAAACGTTTGTATAGAATTTTATGTTCATAGTATAACCATATCAAATTTATATGTACATATTATATCATAATTTAAACACGTTGTACACTTTTATGTACTAAAAAGTGCCAACATACTACGCTTTTATGTAGGAAAATTGGGAGAGATTGCTCTCTCCCGATCCGATTCCTTTAAAATGAATTCATCTGCAGATAAATGATAACTGGTGAAATTGCTAAAATTCCACACATTAAAAATATCAGTTCGAATCCAGTCCTAATGTCATCTTTGTGTTTACGTATGTAACCCATGATTTGACTCCAGTAAATTGATTATTACAATCCACTGAGTTTTCGCTGCTCACCGGAATCTATTCTTGAATAAATTCCTTCTTCTTTGATGCCCCAGCAGACCCGATTTCGATCTTCCTAGGACGCCTTTCTTCTGGAACTTCAACCCTGGCATTCACCACAAGTATTCCATTCACAAGATTGGCCCCGTCAATAACGACAAATTCTGAGAGGCGGAATGACTTCTCAAATTTGCGGGATGAGATACCTTTGTGTGCGTATTCACGTTCATCATCATCTAGATGTTGACCTTTAATTAATAGAATACCATCCTTTACTTCTACAGAAATGTCTTCTTCCGAAAATCCTGCAACAGCAAGTTCGATATTGAAGTTATCATTATCGATCTTCACAACGTTATGTGGGGGATAGTTGTCTTGAGATCTTCCAGCTGAGTGGATTCTTTCAAGTTCATTTAATATTGGATCAAATCCAATGAATAGTGAACGCGGTACGTTCATAGTACTTCTTACCATTTTAGTTTCCTCCTATATATAGCAAGGTTAATATATGGACCCGACCAATTCGGCATCCAGATTTATTTATACAAGTTTATTTATTAGTTTAAGCACTTATTGCAGACTTTATTTAGTCTACCACATTTCATAAACTTATGGAACTTCTTCCACACTTTTTTAATTTTTTTCTCCATTGTTACTATTTCCTATATTATATTTAGGACATAGTTGCCATTGTGTTTTTTCCTTATATGGAATAACTTTAATCTGCCTTAACGGTGCAATATCTTTGGCTTGTTCAGCACTAACGAAAGTAATAAGCCCCCAGTCTGCTAACAACGTTGCAATCGTGTTTCTACGTTGAATATCGTTTAGCAATAAATTCGAAGGCTTTCCGTCTAATAGGAATAATTCCTTAAAGTGTACGATAAAGTACCTTCCTTGTTTATGCAGTATATGACATGATTGATATAGCTTTTGATCTTTTCTAGACGCCACACCAATACGTGTTAATGTTTCTCTGATTTTGAGAAAGTCATCTGGTTCATTTAGAGTAATTTCCAGCATAGAAGCTGGAGTCCACTGGACCTCAATATTATTTTCGTTTTCCACCTTTATAAATCCTTAATTTCAATTCGTTAATTTGCTCATCATTTAATAATGACAGTACAGATTTAGCCTTTTCATTACTATATCCATAATATTCTTTTATTAATTCTAGATTTTCTATATTAATAGGTTTAGCCCATTTAGAAAATCTTTTCTTCTTGTTAATTATATTTATAAAAAAATCAAACTGAAGACGATGATCAACATGATGATTTATATTCATTTCATTAGCGAAAAGAATAGTGTCAGGAAAATAAGAAAGTCCACGATTTACCATAAATGGAGTATATGCCTTTTCAGAAATATCATCAACCATTATATCCTTTTTTGTTACATTAATTGCGTTTAGATAATCGAAGGGGTTCATTTAAAATGGACCCCCGCCATTACCTCAGTAAGACAAGCAACTGTATTTAATTCGTGATCTGCAACAAAGGAATTCTTATATTGATAGTCCGCAAGAATAAGTACCAATTGAGGTATACTCTGAGGATCGATATAGTCATTCATATTATCATAAATTTTACGATAAATTGCTGCAGGTTCAGAATCAATATTGTTGCTTACCCACTGACGCATACCTTTAAAGTTCTTCCCTTTCAAATGAATCATAAGATCATTGAGGGACACTTCCGATAAAGATACTAAAATGCCTGTGTCGATAGTACCGCTACTACCGTAACGTTGAAGCTCGTTTAGAACTTTACGCCAATCAGGCATGTGTTTCATAATAAGTTCAGCAACTACCTTTTCATCAAACGATATACCTTCATCCGTTAGGATTGATGTACAACGTTTTAGAAATTGTCCACAAAGTGGAACTGAATCTTTCTTAGAAACGTTAAACTCAATGGTAGTACAACGCGAATGCAAAGGTTCAATGATTCTGTTCTTAAAATTACATGTCAATATAAATCGACAGTTATTTGAGAACTCTTCAATAAAACCACGTAATGCGGGTTGCGTTGATTGAGCGTTAAGATAATCTGCTTCATCCAAAATAACTACTTTGTAGCCACCTTGGAGTGAAACTGTAGATGCAAATTGTTTGATCTTGTTGCGCAGAGTGTCAATGCCAGATTCTTCAGATCCATTGACTAGAAGATAATCTAATTCAAGTTCGTTGCACAAAGCTTTTGCAACTGTAGTTTTACCCAGGCCGGCTGTTCCGGTAAGAAGCATATTGTGTAGGTCACCTCCTCTAACAATATCTTCAAAGGTTTTCTTTATTGATGTTGGTAAAATACAATCTTTGATTTTTTGTGGACGATATTTTTCAACCCAAAGAAATTCTGACATTATAGTACCTCCCAACCAAGAACTGTATTTACACGGAAAGATCTCCACGCTTCTTTGTCAAGAGACCACGCAGCAATGTGCTCGGTTTCAGGACTAACGCTTTCGATAACAGATTTCATTCCGTGAGCTTGTAGTACAGTAGGGTTGAGAGTGCAGGGCATGACTCGTATTTCGTCAGAGTCAATTTTCTGAAAGGTAACTGTTACAGTACCTTTTTTAAGTGCGTCAATAAGACGCGAAACATCATTGCGATCCATAATATATCCTTCATAATAAAAATTTAAATAGTGCGCGAGGGAGCTACCCCCGCATTAAGCTAGTTCGAATCTAGGCTTCTTCAGCTTCGACTTCTTCAGGTAGGTCATCACCTGCAGGAACTTGTCCTTCAGGTACTTCACCATCTTTAGGAGCTGCAGCATTCAGAAATGCTACTACTCTGTTCCTGAGACCACCAACAGCTTCAAGCTCTTGGCCTTCGAATCCACCGCGTCTTGATACGATGTCAATAATTTGAACAATCGTTGCGATGTCTTGTAGAGACAATTGAGGTGCCTCACCTTCTGTTGCACCAACTGGTGCTGTTACTTCTTCAGTCATTTTCTTCTCCTTTGCAAAGTAGACTAATTATGAGAGACCCGACCAATTCGGCATCTTCTCGTATTATCCTCATAATATTATGAGAATTTTTTCTGTGCATATTTATTTATACACCGAAACTTGATGATTTCTCTAAAGCGATAAAATAATCTAAAGGATTATCCGCATTTCTCCAGTTGGAGATTAGCCTAGATGAAATCGATACTTTATAATCGCCTTGTAGCATTTTTAAATTAGAAATACTAAAGACGTAATTAAAAGTCTCAGTAGTGCCAATACCTAGGTCGATATCAAACGTATTTGCAGTAGAATCTTTCTCATTAAATACAGATGCGACAACAGTATTACCATCACCAATAAAACTCAGTTCTGAATGTCCGAGGACAGCAGCTGCTTTTTGAATCTTCTGGAGGTTTTCCATTGACAAATCCAACACAACTTCGCACTCTGGCATATTAATATCTTTACTTGGTTGTGTAAGAATATCAACCTCAGAATAATAATATTTAATTTTTTGTGATCCATCAGACATTGTAAGATACTTATCACTAAATTCTAAGGAAGGATCTTCCATAAGATTATATAAAGACAAAAATTCATTAAGATCATACACGCCAAATTCTACAGGAAAGTCCTCTAGGATCGACGCGTTGGCCATAATAGTTTTTGCTTCCGAAATAGTCTTTAGTTCCTTTCCAGGTTTAAAGACCAAATTTGCATTAATACCCGAAAAGTTTTTTAGGATACTAATTGTTTCACTTGATATTTTCATAATTTACCTTTTTTAATTTGTTACCACTATTATACCACATTTAAACGTGTTTGTACATAGTTATTTTTCATTTAATCGATCATGCTCATAGAGCGCAAGCAATCCGTAGTGTAAGACCTTCATAAGATCTTTCCTATGATCTTCTGGAGTTCCCTTCTTACCATACCGAGCATTATATTTGTCAACATTCCCTAGGAAAAATCCAAGTCCATGCCCTCTATCAACGATTACTTCAGATGATTGAAGTCCTCCTTGACCGTAATGTGCTCCGTAAGTAGAATCTATATAAGCGTGGAGCTCTTCGATGAGAGCTCCCTCGTTAAATTTATAATCTGGTTTATGCTGTTTCGCCATAGCTATCCTCTGTTGTATCTAGTGTCTCAACTCCTGCGTCAACCTTGCTGTAGAGATCTAAGAAAGCTGACTTAGTGTCTTCGTCAAACCTAGCAATACATAGATCGATTGCTTTTGCTCTATTCTTAAAGATAGAGAATGTTTGAGCGATATGACAAAGCCTTCTGGTTGAAATAACTTCGTCAACACCATCATCATAGAAAGTCTTTCTAATAATGTCAGCCCAAGTAATTAGCTTTTCTACAAAGTCAGTATCTTCGGCTCCGAACTTAGACATATGATTGTTAAGAATTTTAGTCTCAATTGAAGGAGATGGAAACTTCTGATCGATCGCAACTGTAAACCTTTCTAAGAAAGCTTCATCAATGATCGAAGCAGCAGTAAACCTACCGTCTTCTGAACCTTTACCCTTTGTATTAGCTGTCGCTACAACATTGAAGCCAGGCGCAGGAGAAATTGTTTCACCTGTCTTTTTAACAAGAACAGGTTTACCTTCAAGTATGCCTTGAAGACACATAATTTTATTTGTAGCCCTATCAATTTCGTCGAGCAATAAGATTGCACCGTTTTCCATCGCTTTAAGAACAGGACCTTTAGAGAAAACAGTTTCTCCATTAATAAGTCTGAAACCTCCAAGCAAATCGTCTTCATCTGTTTCCGGATTGATTTGAACACGTATGAACTCCCTATTAAGTTTTGAACACGCTTGTTCTACCATAAAAGTTTTACCGTTACCAGACAGTCCGGAAACGTAAACAGGATAGAACATTTCTGATTTAATCATTTTTACTAGATCGTGGAATGCTCCCCAAGGAACAAACGTAGGATCCGCTTTTGCAAAGGTTTTTTCTTCGTTTACAATAGACTGCATCTTAGCTGCAGGAGCGATGTCAATCACGTTATTATCTACCTCTACGGTTTGTAGTAAAGCACTTAAGTCGTAAGTACCAATTTTAACTCTATTTTCTGCAGTAAGCATAGGATAAAAGTCTTTTCCTGTATAACCCATGGACTTAGCCGTGGTTTCAATTACGTTCTTTCTAAACGCAGTTTGATCTGGATAATTCTTAGCCAGTTCTTTTAAAATATTTTGTGTTGAGATTTTCATATCTTTCATAATGTAGTTCCTTATCAATTAATTCAGGTTATATTATACCAAGTTTCAGCGGCTTTGTACACACTTTTTTGAAAAAAAAGTATATATTTTTTAGCAGTATTATGCAACTGCTCTACCGAAAGTGGTCATAAGAACCTTGTTTTGCTTCTTACTTTTTGAGTACTTTTTAAACGCGCTTGCCATTTGACCTCTAGTTTGGTCTGAATTCACATCAAATTCGTCGTCGTCAGTCGCAAGTTGATTTCCGCCTTTGATCAAGTAAAACTCGTTGTATCCTAATG